CCAAGTTACTCCGCCATCCAAACCTTTGCAAGGATTTATGCAGGTTTCGTCACCAAAACTATTACAAACTAATCCAGCAAGGTCCAATTCATTTCCAACCTTACCTGTGCCTGACCAATAGTGCTGTCCCCCTATCCAGGTAGCCCCACACTTAGGACAAGTTTTATTATCAGATGACAAAGATGATTGATCATCAGTCATTCTTCTTGTACTCCTTGAGAAAACTTTTATAGTCGGCAGTATCCTTAAGAAGTCTCCTTCTAAGTTTCTGCTCCATCCACTTCATTTGAACTCTTATCCAAGCATAACGAATTTGGAGATCAATGAATTGGACCAACCTTATAGTAGCATCATACCCAGCAAAAGCAACTAATGCAATAATTGTCAGCATTAGCAAATAAAAGAAGGTCATTCGTGAGCTCCATATAATTGTATATAGATGCTACACAAATTCTTAATGTTTATTAAAGAAAACGGAGAGTGGGAGAATCGAACTCCCAAGGGCTTTAACACCTCGACGCTTTTCAAGAGCGGTTCCGTCACCTATCGGATTGACTCTCCAGATAATCCTTTTCATTTTGATAAGGATGTTTTTGTTGAGTCCAAATCTGATAACCTTCTATCAAATCTGGAATCAACCATTGATCCACTCTATAACAATACTTCCAATTAACAGGTTGAATACAATTCATTACAACTACTTGGAAGAATGCTAATAGGTGAATCCAAAAACTAAGCATTAACGAACTTCAAAGTCTAATCTACGAACTTTACGCTTTCTCCTTTGTTCTTGATAAGCAAGTTCTTCGCGAGAGAAAACACTATCAATTTTTACTTCTCTATCATATGATACCATAACAACTTTATCTAAGTCAACAGCTCCAACTTTGTTATTGACAAGATTCATTTGATTTGGACATCCACAGGTTTGTACTTTATTTGTACTAGTTAATTCTGTGTTGCATTCTTTGCATCTTACGATAATCATAATACAGGATGTAAGTGATTTATTTATATGCCCGAAGAGGGGATCGAACCCCCGACAATCTCCGTGTAAAGGAGGTGCTCTACCGCTGAGCTATTCGGGCAGACTCCTCCACTTGGACTCGAACCAAGAACCTCAAAGTTAACAGCTTCGCGCACTACCGATTGTGCTATAGAGGATTATCTTTTTGTTCTTTCTTGAGTTTAAAGTAGAGTTTATAATATCTCTTCTTCATATCATCAAGAATTTTGTTGTCCTCTTCAAAACCCAATCTTTTGGTGTGCATATAGCACCCCTCAAGTTCACCTATCAATAATAAGATTTTTATTGGGTCCATGATGAAAAAGGACAAGAGCGGAGTATCGGAATCGAACCGACGACATCTAACTTGGAAGGATAGCGTTCTACCGCTGAACTAACTCCGCAGTGCGGGACTTACACAAGAGAAGAGGTGGTGGTGGTTTCTCTTGATGCCCATGAGACAATCATATCATGGTGGTTGATAGATTGTCAACAGGCAAGGAGGGACTCGAACCCCCGACCAACGCATTAGAAGTGCGTGGCTCTATCCATCTGAGCTACTTGCCCTTGAATACCTTTTAATTATAAGGTGTCTTAGATTAAGTGTCAAGGCCCTTAGATACTTAAGTAATACTTATAGCTCCCCTTGGAACCGGACAAGCCAGATTCTACTTATGATTCAGAGTATTGTCAAGCATAAAAAAAGAGGAGTCGTTAGACCCCTCTAGAACGCTCTGTAAGACTACTCTAGGTAGAGTAGGTCAATCTCTTCACCCTCTGGTTCAATCCACTCTGCGAACTCCTGGTAGATGGCATAGGCATCGTCTAGTTGTCCTGCATCATGCTGGTGAATAGAGACCAGTTCATGAATCTCTCCAATGCGCTCCAAGGCCCAATCCTTGATGTCACTGATGTTTTCTTCAGTCGTCTTTTCCATAATAATCTTTTCGGTAGTACCTACTGAGGATGTTCCCATTGTAGTAGCGTGGGGTTCCGTCGTCAAGGGACTCGGTGAGGACATTATTGGTGAAGAGTTGTCTTGTTTCTTCGTAGTTTGTTTTGCCAGCTGTCTTATGTAGAGACAAGATAGTTCGACTAAAATTTTGTCTCCCCAATCGTTCAATTTCTTCTTTAAGTTCCGGACAAGACCCATAATACTTTTTCCAATCAGATTCTTTCTTTACTCTGCGTTTCTTTCCTGGAGGTTTTCGATGCGACCAAAAATACTTTCTCCCAATGTACGCTCGTCCGTTGGTGAGATTGGTAATGAGATAAACAAAGCCGTAGTAGTCCCGAATATCGTCACTAGTAAAAGGTCTCTCACAATAAATCCATGGGTTTTCATAATCAATACCTGTACTCATCAATTATATCAAATACCTTGTTTAGGTATTTATGTGCCAGTCCTCTTGCTTCGGATCCATACTTATGTTCTTCCCAATAAAGGTCATTCTTTAATCGCTCCAACTTAGTCTTAAGTTCTGCAATTGTTACTTCGTTTCTAGGCATAAAAAAAGGGGAGTATTACCTCCCCTATCTATCAATATTTAAAGTTGGAAACCACTGAATGTGTCCTTTTTCACATCTTGTTTAATTCCACCAACAACATATGATTCAACCTCTGTCTCTTGTGGAGCGACCTGGAGACCCTTAGAAGAGATCCAGTGCTGCGTCCAAGGCAGTGGGTTGTTCTTAGCAGCAATATCATATACTGGTTTCATCCCAATTGCTTTGAGTCTTCTATTTGCAATCCATTCCACATACTGTTGCAGAAGTTTATCGTTGAGGCCAATCATCGATCCATCCTTAAACAGGTAGTCTGCCCAACGCTTTTCCTCATTTACAGCACGATCAAATGCAGCATATGTCCACTCTTCTTCTTCCTTCATAATTTGCTTCATTTCAGGATCATCACCTTGCGCCCACTTGTTCAGAATATTCTGAGTGATTGCTAAGTGTTGGTTTTCGTCTCTTGCGATGAGACTAATGATTTTAGCGGATCCTTCCATAAGTTTAAGTTCACCAAAGGCGAAACTACAAGCAAAACTAACGTAGAACCGAATACCCTCAAGAATGTTAACGTTGGCGACTGCTCTATAGAGTTTGCGTTTGACATCTTTGATCTCCCATTGTGCTGATGGTGAATCTTTAAAGTCTGCCTGCCACATGCTACCATTGCCCCATGTTTGGGCACTACTGATGAAATCATCATATGCCTCTGTAACGCTGCTAGCACGCTCCAGAATACGTGGGTCAGTTACAATCTTATCAAAGACCTCTGATGGGTCTGAATATACATTCTTGATGATGTAAGTATATGAACGACTATGGATCATTTCCATAAATCCCCAAACCTCCATACATGCTTCAAGTTCAGGTAAGGAGCAGTAAGGAATGAAAGCCATTCCAGGCCCACGACCTTGAATTGAATCAAGCATAATCTGATACTTCAAGTTAGAAGTATAGATATGTTTTTGTTCGGGGCGAAGTGTCTGATAATCTCCACGATCTTTTTGGAGTGACACTTCTTCAGGTCTCCAGAAGTATCCCAGTTGTTGTGTTGTAAGTTTATCAAAAACAGGATACTTGTAGGAATCGTACCTCTGGACTCCCAGAGGTTTGCCAAAAAACATTGGCTGCTTTTTAGTGTTTACTTGTTCTGTATTGAAGACAGTCATGCCTTCAACAGTTTTCACGGATGCTGGTTGATCCATTGACGAAATCTTAAACTGCACAGGATTCACACTCTCCCTCCTCGGCTTGTTCTAACTCATTTAGCAAATTATCTAGTTTGGTATTGTTTTCTTCCTGAACTTCATCAGACTTAAGATCGTTTGTATTCTGATAGTAGGAAGTCTTCCAACCGTACTTATATGTAGTCAAAAAGTCTTGTGCCATCACGGACACTGGGACTTCATTATCAGGATAGTTCTCTGGATTGTAACTCCAGTTACCAGAAATTGCTTGATCAAAGAACTTTTGCATCACAGCAACAATATTAATATAACCACGATTGGACTCCATATCCCAAAGAAGCGTATAATTGTTCTTAAGAGAATGATATTGAGGAACAATCTGCTTGAGAGGGCCCTTCTTGGATTTTTTAACGGACAGGTAGTCTCTAGGTGGTTCGATTCCGTTGGTTGCATTTGACACAACGGAACTGCTCTCCGAAGGCATCTGTGCGGACAGTGTGCTGTGTCGGAGGCCGTGCTCCAGGATAGACTGTCTAAGACCCTCCCAATCATGCTCATACTTGATACTGCTGATCTCATCTACATCCTTCTTGTATGTATCAATTGGCAAGATACCATCCGCATACTTGGTGCGACCAAACTCTTCACACCAACCCTTTTCTTTAGCAAGTTGGTTGGATGCTTTCAGCAGATAATACTGGAAGGACTCAGTAAGTCCATGAACTGCATCCCATGCCTCTTGGGAATCATATTTGTAACCCAGCTTGGCAAGATAGTGTGCCAGTCCGATGAAACCGATTCCAAGCGATCTCCGTGCCTTTGTAGCACGCTCTGCAGCAGCAACTGGATATCCTTGATAGTCAATCAATTCCTCCAATCCACGGACAGACAGATCACACAGATCCTCAAGTTCTTCATCAAGAGACTTCAGTTTACCGACATTGATGGCAGACAGAATACACAGGGCAATCTCACCTGCCCGATCATCAATGTGGTTGATAGGATCGGTAGGCAGAGTGATCTCTTGACACAGGTTAGACATATTCACCTTATCCTTGAAGGAAGAGTGAGAGTTACAGTGGTCGATGTTCATCAGATAGAGACGACCAGTCTCTGCTCTCTCCTTGAGAATATCAAGAATTAACTTTTGTGCTCCAATAGTCTTTCTTGGAATAGACTCATCCGATTCATAGCCCACATAGAGATCGTCAAATGAATCAGTACCAAAAGCATCATACAAACCTGGTACGTCATGCGGTGAGAAGAGGCTAATCTCTCCATCCTTAATGAAACGTTCGTAGAAAAGTTTTGAAATCTGGATTGAGTAGTCAAGTTTTCTTACGCGATTATCTTCTGTGCCCTTATTATTTTTAAGGACAATGATATCTTCTATCTCTTGGTGCCAGATAGGAAAGTGAACTGTAGCAGAACCACCTCTGATGCCGTTTTGTGTGCAGCATCGGACAGTTGCTTCAAACTTTTTAAGGAAGGGGACAACGCCTGTGTGTTGTACCTCTCCGCCTCGGATTTTAGCGTTGATGCCACGGATTCTGCCAGCGTTAATACCGATACCAGCCCTTTGTGCGACGTATCTGCCAATAGCCATATCGCTGCTAAAGATACTATCGAGGGTGTCATCAACATCAACGAGAACACAAGATGCAAATTGACGAATGGGTGTTCTGACCCCTGCCATGATTGGCGTTGGAATGTTGATCCTGTGCTTGGAGATTGCGTCATAGTACCTCTTGACGTAGGACATCCTAGTGTCCTTTGGATAGTCACGGAAGATAGTCAGAGCAATCATAATATACATCTGTTGGGGAGTCTCAAAGACTTCTCCAGATGATCTGTCCTGTACTAGGTATTTATCTACAACCTGCCTTAAACCAGCATATGTAAACAGAAAGTCACGATCATTATCAATGAAACTTTCTGCCTTCTTAATTTCTTCAATCGAATACTTAGTGAAGATATCTTTGTCATAAACATCATCATACGCAAGCTTGGTGATGTGATCGGACAGAGAAGGAAACTCTCTCATACGACCATACAACTGCTTACGAAGTGCAAACAAAAGCAGTCGTGCGGCAACG